GGTGTTTACCCTGGATCTGACGATCAACGGGGAGCCGTTCCATGCCCAGGTGGAGATCCGGTACCTGTCGGCACCTGACCAGTGGGTTTTGAGTATCTGGGATCATGCTTCCGGGGAAATGCTGGTGAATCAGATTCCGGTCATCTGCTCCTATGAACTGGTGAACGACCTGCTGGTGCCGTTCAGGTATTTGCGGGACGGAGCGGGGCTCGGGTCGCTGTTCTGTTTACGGAATACGGATGAGCCTTCAACGCCGGATCCGGCGAAGGGAAACCTGACAGAGTTTCAAGTGCTATGGGGCGACACATTCGACGATTAACGAAACAAAGGGACGGTTTTGCTCGTTCCGCGAACGCGGAACTACAGAACCGTCCCTGACGTTTCGATTGGGAGATGCTATTGATGAACATCACCTTTAACCGCACCCTTTCCGTCTTTGCTGACGGTGAACCGGTAACCAGTTCCGCCCGGACGAAGCTGCTCGGGCATGAGGGTCTGGGGTTGTATCCCTCACTGTTCATGCTGACCATGCTGAACCTGGCGGAGGAGGATTACCTGCTCCTGTCCCGGGCACGGGAAGTGGAGGTGAAGCATGGGGAAGTGGTACTGGTCTCGGGTTTGGTGTCGGATGTATTCCGGAATATGAAAAAGAATGGGACCGAGACCCATGTGGCGGTGGCTCCGGGACTGGCCCTGTGGGAGGCAGTGGTATCGGTGGATGTGGAGTGTGGAGCAACAGTATCGGAAACCGTCCGCCGTCTGCTGGAAGCATCCGGCACCGGGATCCAACTGCTCTCCTTTCCGGGAGAGGATCCTGTCAGCACCCGTGGCCAGGCGTTCTTCGGCCGGGCAGCGGAGTGTATTGAGGAGGCGCTGGGGAAGGCAGGAGCAAGGTGCTGCCTGGTTCCATCCGGCCTGTGCGTGATTCCGAAGGAAGGGCTGCCGGTGAGCATGGTTCTGACGGAAGAGGATTTACAGGATGCACCGGCTTTCAATGGCGGCGGGGATATGATTCTCCGGACCGGTCCGGCCGGGTGGACGCTGGGGAAGTATGTGGAAGTCCAATACGGCGGAATGGCAAGTCGAGGCCTGATCTCCGAACGGCTGCTGAACCTGGATACGGGGGATGGACCGTGGCGGGTGGAGTTGGTGATTGAAACATGATGGAGGAACAGAAACGCCAGGAAGAACTGCAGGCACTGAAACGGGATATCTTTGAGAGCCTGCACTGTGCGCTGCCGGGGATTGTTGTCTCTTTTGATGCAGATTCCCAGACAGCAACGATCCGACCGGCGGTGAAGCGGAACAAGGGGACGGCTTCTGTTCGTTACGCCGGAGGCGGAACTACAGAACCGTCCCCGACGTTACCGCTTCCGCTATTACGTGACGTTCCGGTCTTTATGCCGGTCTCTTTTGAGATCCAGGAAGGCGATGCCTGCCTTGTGATCTTCGCGGATCGGGATATCGATGCCTGGTTTGAGACGGGGGAGGCGGAGGTGCCGCCTTCTTCTAGGATGCATTCGCTGTCGGATGGGTTTGCGTTTGTGGGTTTCAGGACAAGGAGGAATGCGGATGAGAATGCGTCCGACGGATGAGAACGGGGATGTGCTGCCGGTGCTGCATACGGGGGAGATGTTCTCCGGGGCTTTGGCGGTAGCTTCGCTGATTCAGTCCCGGCTGGAGTTGTACTCCGGGGACTGGTGGGAGAACCCGGCCTGGGGAAACGAGATTCTGAGGATGCTGCAGGAAGGCAGACTGACCAATGCGGATGCCCAGGCGCTGTCTACGTACTTGACAGAGTATGTGCGGGAAACGAGCGGGGTGCAGGATGTGATGGATGTTCGATTTTCTATTGAGGGGCATCGGTTTGGCTGGTCCTGCATTGTGCTGACAACAGAGGGAACGGCTGAAGTTCATTTTGAAATGTGAAAATGCCCGGCATGCAAGCCGGGCAAAGGGTAAAAGGGAAATCATCCTTTCGGACAATATGATTTTACACGATAAAAATATTTTATGCAAGATAATATTGATAAAGAATTATTCAAACTTGTTTTGAGGAGGTTCCATGGCTTATTTTGCACCGTATATTGATGCTTCCGGTCTGCATATGCCGACGTATGAGGACCGGCTGGCGGATTTGGTATCGGCGTACCGATCGATTTTTGGAATCGATTCTGAGCTGTCCGAATCAATTCCGGATTACCAGTTGTTGTCCGTGTTTGCGAAGGCGTTGGACGATACGTCCGCCCTGGTGTTGCAGGCGTATAACAGCCGGAACCCGCTGTATGCATCCGGGCAGGCACTGGATCTGCTGCTGCCCCTGTACGGGCTGGCTCGGGAAGATGGGGAGGACGATGCGACGGTGCGGAAACGGATCTCAAATACGCTGTCGGCACGTGGGGCTGGGAGTCTGGACGCGATCCGGAATGCGGTCGCCGCCTGTCAGTGGGTGCGGAGCGTAAAGGTATATGAGAATGCATCGGATACGACGGATGCGAACGGCATCCCTTCGCATTCCATTGCTGCTGTAATCTACGGCGGAAACGGTCCGGCGGTGGCGCAGGCGATCTACGAGACAAAAGCACCGGGCATCGGGACATATGGAAGCGCATATGAAGATATCGTCGATGAAAACGGGAACACGCACCGGATCAGTTATTCCCGGACGACCTCGCGGAGGATCTTTGCTTATATGAGCATCCGGCGACTGCCGGGGATCGACGAGAGCGCGGTAACTGCCGCCGTGACGGCGGCGGTGAACGATTATATCAACAATCAATTAGGGGTCGCGGAGGGGCTGCAGATCCCGATCCTCTACGCCGTGGCATACAACGCGGACCCGGACCTGGCGAAGACGTTTGCTATCGCGGATATCTATGCCCAGGCCTCCGGGGAGAGCGGGTATACCAGGGATGAGATCACCTGTCCGTGGAACGGGAAGCTGTCGATCATGAACAGCGGAGGGCTGACCATTACGTATCGGGATTGAGGTAATATATGACGCTTGAAGATTATCTTTCCCTGTTTCCGGGGAGTACACGAGAGAAGTCGCGGTTTATGGCCGTGGCTTCTGCTGTTTTGCAGCAGATAGTGGATCTGCAGGCAGTAGTCGGGGAACTGAATGCTGCTTTTTCTCCTGATTCGGCGCAGGGGGCACAGCTGGATGCGCTCGGGGAGAGCCTGGGACTGAGCCGGCTGGACACGACAGCCGGGGCAGCGGCGACGGACGAGGTGTATCGGGATTTCATCCGAAAGAAGCTGATCCGCTGGGGATGGGACGGGACGAACAAGAGCGTGCCGGGGATCGCGGAGCAGCTGCAGGCCGGGTCGGTGGAGAAGGATAACCTGAACGGGACGGTGACGATCACCGGGGCGGGAACGCAGCCGGCGGCGGTGAAAGAACTGTATCCGATCCCGGCCGGAATCCGGACTACAGAGTGATAATCTGAAAAAAGCGTGCATAATTCGCCTGAGCCCCTTGAAAATTACATATCAGAGAGATTATAATCAACGTATAGTTACATCAAGCGAAAGAAATTGAACAGGCGGAGGATTGACGATATGAAGAAGATGAAGGGATTCCGGAAGGTGCTGGCGCTGGTTTTGGCACTGATGATGGTGTTCTCCGCGGTGTCCGCGCTGGCGCTTAATGAGGATGGTGTCAAAGTTTATAATGGTGAAGAAACATGGTTAAGTGACGATGGCGCTATTGAAGAATATACTTCAGAAAATACAGTCAATCGTATCGAAGTTTCAGATGATAAAGATGCAAATAAAGAAGAAATATCTGTCAGCGTTAAGGGAATCGAAAACCCGGGTGAGTTTCCCGCTGTTTGGGTTACAGACAATACAGACATCGTCAGTATAACAACCAATAGCACCACCGATGGGATCATATCACAGAATAATCGGGCCGGAGTACACGTTGGCACAAACGATGGAACAGTAAATGTCGATACGGCTAGAATATCAAGTTCAGATAATGTAGCAATCTTCGTGTCAAGTAACGATGGTACAATCAATCTGAACAAACCTACGGACGAAAATTCTGATAAACAAGGAGCCGTCGTGCAGGGAAAGTTAGTCGGTGTTCATATAGAAGGAAATGACAGCGATATCTATCTAAACACACAATCTATTACCGGACAGGATGGTAACGGCATTCAAGTGGGTGCAGCGTCGAATTCAAAATATAACTTCGGCAATATCACGATCAATGCGAACAGTGTCACCGGCGGTTACAACGGGATTGATATCGAGAGGAACGAAAAAAACGATACGAAAACCGGTATCATCACGATGAAGACAGGGGATGTACAGGGAACCGGAGATAACGGCATCGAGATCGTCAGCAATTCCGGTACAATCAATCAGAACCAGGAAAACGCAACGTCCGGAAACGTGACCGGAAAAAACAACGGTATCAACATCGTGTCCAACAGCGGGACGATCAATCTTACTGAGAATACTGTGACAGGAACAAACGGCGACGGCATTCATATAGGTTATACTGATACGACCAATTCGGCCAACAACAAGGGCAACACCGGCACCATCACAATCAATGCGAACAAGGTCACCGGCGGGGATGACGGGATTGAGATTGAAAACAATGCAGCCCCAGGCATCGTTACGGTAAACACAGGGGATATAACTGCCACCGGAACCACTGTCATCGGAACCATGTCGAATGGTATTGAGATCAGTAACAATACCGGCACGATCAGTATCGATCAGACAAAGAATGATACACATAATAAAGTAGATGGAAAAGATACCGGAATTTATGTTGACTCCAATAATGGTAATCTGACTTTTGCTCTGGATTTAGTCTCAGGTGATACAAATGGCCTGGTGATATGCGATAGTAGTGCTAACTCCAAGATCAATATCACCTCTGAAAGAATAATTGCTGCAAATCTGAATCAAACCGGATCGGATGGTGTTGCCCTGTCCGGCAACGCCGGAGAGATCACGATCAAATCTTTCGATCGGAATCTGGATGATAAAATACTCGACTCGGGTGCTATTGAGGGCGATAAAAGAGGAATAGTGATCAAAGACAACAAAGCGAAGGCGGATATCACCGCAGACACAATTAAAGGGAGCGACGGAGCCGGAATCGTTATTGATTCGAACTACGCAGATATCACAATTGATGCCGGTACGATAACCACTACGTCCATTAATAATACCAACGCCTTAGAAATCTATAATAACAACGCGGAAACAACCATTACTGCCGGGAAGATAACCAGTGAAACAGGCTTTGCTGTCAGTTTAAACGGAATATATGGAGATAGTGTGATCAACGTGTCGGCAGACGAGATCATAGGGAAGAGAGGAAATGGAGTCTTTCTTTCAGGTGCCAAAAGCGTGACGAACCTGACTGCAAAGTCGATTAGTGGAGGAATTATATATGATGCAGGTACAGGGACCGGCAAAGGCACTCTTGTTATCAATGCCAGTGATGGCGTGTATGGAGGGCTCACAGTTGATACTCAGAGCGATACCTCGAATAATGACATCACGATCAACAGCGCGGTTATTATGGAGTCAGACGAATATGTTACCGGTATTATATCCAGAGGAAACGACAAAACAATAGTAAAGGCGAATTCAGTGACCGCGACTACGACAGGCGACGGAAAAGAAGCCATCGGCATGAAAGTTGAAGGTGGGACAGTCATCATTGGTGCGAATGATAACGCGACCGGTAATGTGACTGCGAAAGCAGAGAACGGTGAGTCGATCGGACTGAAACTGACTGGTACAGAAAATAAGGACGTAGTGATCAACGGCACACTGACGGGCAATACCGCGATTCTGCTGGACAATGATGCTTATGCCGATAACTCCGACCTGACGGTCTGGAAGATGGAAACATCAGGCGAAGCAGGTGGAGTACTCATCAGTGGAGATGATACCGGCTCATTTGCCAAGGCTATAAACTACATCGTGAAGACGGTGCAAGCTGCAACAGGGACTTTCTCCGCGACCAAGGCGGATGGATCAGCCCTGGAAAAGCATCGTGACCTGGAAACCGCGCATGAGGATGAAAAGGTTTATATCAAAGCCGGAGAAGGCTATAAGGTCACGGAAGCGTACAACGGCGACACCAAGCTCGAATCGGACGAAGGCGGGTTCTTCTATAAGGTTGCCCGTGGCGGCGGGATCATGCTGAAGGCAGTGCTGGAACTGCTTCCGAAGCCGGAAGAGAATAAGCCCGAGGTGAAACCCGACGAAAAGCCTGAAGAGAAGCCGGAGGTCAAACCGGAAGATAAGCCGGAAGTGCAGCCTGTGGTGCCGTCGGAGGAGCAGACCGAGGCGAAGCCGGAGGAAAAGCCGAAAGAGGAGAAGGTAGAGTCCAAGCAGGAAGCAAAGACGGACGAGCCCAAGCAGGAAGCTACCCAGACGGTGGCGGATACGACGAGCACTATTGCCACGACCGGGACGGCTACCGTGTATAACCTGCTGAAAATCAAGGATACCAGCGGCAAAGCGGAGCTGGCCTTCCGGAATGTCGGGAAATACGAGATCAAGTCTCCTGACGGGAACGACGAGGGCACCTTCGGGATGGAGGACGGGAAGATCGTCCTGACGAGCCAGACCGGGAAGAAGATGAATATCGGGCAGGACGGGAAGCTGGAGTATGTCGTCGGAAACCAAACCTATGAGTTCAAGTTCGGCGAGGCGGATCTGGAGAAGCTGGCGGCGGTGAAGAAGTAAGTAAGTGAGGGGGCTTTCCGATCGCCCCCTTAAACCCCTTCGGTGAAATACTTTAATGAAGGATCTCTCATGTGAGAGGTTCTTTTCTTGTGCTCAAAAAAAGGAGGACGTGTATGAAATACAGTGCGGAAGAATTCAGTTTGACCGGGGATCAGTTCCTTGGACGTTCGTATGAGGAGATGGACTGCCAGGCGCTCGTGGAGCGGATGATGGCCGCTGTCGGGTACCGGCGGGACCTGGGCGGGAGTAACAGCTGGTACCGGGAGTGTATGAAGAACGGATGGGCCGGGACGCCGGAGGAGTGCATTCGGGAGTTCAGGAGCGTACCGAAGGGTGCGCTTCTTTTCATTCGGGAGGACGTCAGCGCGAGCACGCTGGGGAAGTTCCGGGACGACGGGATCGGGGACATTACGCACATGGGCGTGAAGACCGGACGGGGAGAGGGAGCGATCCATTCCAGCCGGTCGAAGGGGTGCGTGTGTACGTCGAAGTTTAAAGATAAGACGATTCCGAACGGCGGGTGGAACCGGGTGGGACTGCTGTATGTGTTTTCCTACGGGAAGACGGTGGACTGGGTGCTGGAGCACGGGGGCGGATCCGGAGATGGATCCGTTTCTGTCGTTCCGGCGGAAAAGGAGGGAAAGCCTGTGAAAGGAACGGTGACCGCGAAGAGCGGCAGCACGGTGAAACTGAGGCAAAAACCGAGTACGGACTGTCCGATCTACTGGGATATCCCGGTGGGGACGGAGATGGAGATCGTTGACCAGCGGGAAAACTGGTCGAAGTGCATCTGCGGCGGGCTGACCGGCTGGATGAAGAATGAGTTCATCCGGACGG